AAAGATGCTGTAGTAGACGTTGTTAAAAAGCAAAATAAAGATATTGATAAAGAGATGGATTTATCCAGTGGTCGTGTATATAAAAATACTGAAAAGTGGTGGAATGGCCTTAAAAGTTGGTGGTCTAACTTCAGAGAAGACCAAAAGAAGAAAAGTGATAAGTACGCTAAAGAACAAGAAGAAACAGCTCGTAGAAACAGAGAAAATATAAAGAAATGGTTTGGAAATGCTTGGGACGGCGTAAAAACTAAAACTGGCGAAGCTTTTAGTAAAATGGGCAGAAATGCTAATCATTTTGGCGGCGAAATGAAAAAAATGTGGAGTGGAATCAAAGGAATTCCAAGCAAATTAAGTTCAGGTTGGAGCTCAGCCAAAAGTTCTGTAGGATATCACACTAAGGCTATAGCTAATAGTACTGGTAAATGGTTTGGAAAAGCTTGGCAATCTGTTAAATCGACTACAGGAAGTATTTACAATCAAACTAAGCAAAAGTATTCAGATGCCTCAGATAAAGCTTGGGCGCATTCAAAATCTATTTGGAAAGGGACATCAAAATGGTTTAGCAATGCATATAAAAGTGCAAAGGGCTGGCTAACGGATATGGCTAATAAATCGCGCTCGAAATGGGATAATATTTCTAGTACAGCATGGTCGAATGCAAAATCCGTTTGGAAAGGAACATCGAAATGGTTTAGTAACTCATACAAATCTTTAAAAGGTTGGACTGGAGATATGTATTCAAGAGCCCACGATCGTTTTGATGCAATTTCAAGTTCGGCATGGTCTAACGCTAAATCAGTATTTAATGGTTTTAGAAAATGGCTATCAAGAACATATGAATGGATTAGAGATATTGGTAAAGACATGGGAAGAGCTGCGGCTGATTTAGGTAAAAATGTTGCTAATAAAGCTATTGGCGGTTTAAATAGCATGATTGGCGGTATTAATAAAATATCTAAAGCCATTACTGATAAAAATCTCATCAAGCCAATACCTACATTGTCTACTGGTACTTTAGCAGGAAAGGGTGTAGCTACCGATAATTCGGGAGCATTAACGCAACCGACATTTGCTGTATTAAATGATAGAGGTTCTGGAAACGCCCCAGGTGGTGGAGTTCAAGAAGTAATTCACAGGGCTGACGGAACATTCCATGCACCCCAAGGACGAGATGTGGTTGTTCCACTAGGAGTTGGGGATAGCGTAATAAATGCTAATGACACTCTGAAGTTACAGCGTATGGGTGTTTTGCCAAAATTCCATGGTGGTACGAAAAAGAAAGATTGGCTAGACCAACTAAAAGGTAATATAGGTAAAAAAGCAGGAGAATTTGGAGCTACAGCTAAAAACACAGCGCATAATATCAAAAAAGGTGCAGAAGAAATGGTTGAAGCAGCAGGCGATAAAATCAAAGATGGTGCATCTTGGTTAGGCGATAAAATCGGCGATGTGTGGGATTACGTACAACATCCAGGGAAACTAGTAAATAAAGTAATGTCAGGTTTAAATATTAATTTTGGAGGCGGAGCTAACGCTACAGTAAAAATAGCTAAAGGCGCATACTCATTGCTCAAAAAGAAATTAGTAGACAAAGTAAAATCGTGGTTTGAAGATTTCGGTGGTGGAGGCGATGGAAGCTATCTATTTGAATATCCAATCTGGCAAAGATTTGGACGCTACACAGGTGGACTTAACTTTAATGGCGGTCGTCACTATGGTATAGACTTTGGTATGCCTTCTGGAACAAACGTTTATGCCGTTAAAGGTGGTATAGCAGATAAGGTATGGACTGATTACGGTGGCGGTAATTCTATACAAATTAAGACTGGTGCTAATGAATGGAACTGGTATATGCATTTATCTAAGCAATTAGCAAGACAAGGCCAACGTATTAAAGCTGGTCAACTGATAGGGAAATCAGGTGCTACAGGTAATTTCGTTAGAGGAGCACACTTACATTTCCAATTGATGCAAGGGTCACATCCAGGGAATGATACAGCTAAAGATCCAGAAAAATGGTTGAAGTCACTTAAAGGTAGTGGCGTTCGAAGTGGTTCAGGTGTTAATAAGGCTGCATCTGCTTGGGCAGGCGATATACGTCGTGCAGCAAAACGAATGGGTGTTAATGTTACTTCGGGTGATGTAGGAAATATTATTAGCTTGATTCAACACGAATCAGGAGGAAATGCAGGTATAACTCAATCTAGTGCGCTTAGAGACATCAACGTTTTACAGGGCAATCCAGCAAAAGGATTGCTTCAATATATCCCACAAACATTTAGACATTATGCTGTTAGAGGTCACAACAATATATATAGTGGTTACGATCAGTTATTAGCGTTCTTTAACAACAGATATTGGCGCTCACAGTTTAACCCAAGAGGTGGTTGGTCTCCAAGTGGTCCAAGAAGATATGCGAATGGTGGTTTGATTACAAAGCATCAACTTGCTGAAGTGGGTGAAGGAGATAAACAGGAGATGGTTATCCCTTTAACTAGACGTAAACGAGCAATTCAATTAACTGAACAGGTTATGCGCATCATCGGTATGGATGGCAAGCCAAATAACATCACTGTAAATAATGATACTTCAACAGTTGAAAAATTGTTGAAACAAATTGTTATGTTAAGTGATAAAGGAAATAAATTAACAGATGCATTGATTCAAACTGTTTCTTCTCAGGATAATAACTTAGGTTCTAATGATGCAATTAGAGGTTTAGAAAAAATATTGTCAAAACAAAGTGGGCATAGAGCAAATGCAAATAATTATATGGGAGGTTTGACTAATTAATGCAATCTTTTGTAAAAATCATAGATGGTTACAAGGAAGAAGTAATAACAGATTTTAATCAGCTTATATTTTTAGATGCAAGGGCTGAAAGTCCAAACACCAATGATAATAGTGTAACTATTAACGGAGTAGACGGTATTTTACCGGGCGCAATTAGTTTTGCGCCTTTTTCACTAGTATTAAGGTTTGGCTATGATGGTATAGATGTTATAGATTTAAATTTATTTGAGCATTGGTTTAGATCTGTGTTTAATCGCAGACATCCTTATTATGTTATTACTTCTCAAATGCCTGGTGTTAAATATGCAGTGAATACAGCTAATGTTACATCTAATTTAAAAGATGGTTCTTCAACTGAAATTGAAGTAAGTTTAAATGTTTATAAAGGGTATTCTGAATCAGTTAATTGGACCGATAGCGAGTTCTTATTCGACTCTAATTGGATGTTTGAAAATGGAATTCCTCTTGATTTCACACCTAAATATACTCATACATCAAATCAATTTACTATTTGGAACGGTTCTACTGATACGATAAATCCACGATTCAAGCACGATTTGAAAATATTAATTAATTTAAATGCGAGTGGAGGATTTGAACTGGTTAACTATACAACAGGTGATATTTTTAAGTACAACAAAAGTATAGATAAAAACACTGATTTTGTTTTAGATGGTGTGTATGCATATCGAGATATAAATAGAGTGGGAATTGATACAAATAGAGGCATTATAACATTAGCGCCAGGTAAAAATGAATTTAAGATTAAAGGAGACGTCAGTGATATTAAAACTACATTTAAGTTTCCTTTTATTTATAGGTAGGTGATTTAATGGATTATCATGATCATTTATCAGTAATGGATTTTAATGAATTGATTTGTGAAAATTTACTAGATGTAGATTATGGTTCTTTTAAAGAATATTATGAACTGAATGAAGCTAGGTACATCACCTTTACAGTTTATAGAACTACTCATAATAGTTTTGTTTTTGATTTATTGATTTGTGAAAACTTCATAATTTATCATGGTGAAAAATATACAATTAAGCAGACAGCGCCAAAGGTTGAAGGTGATAAAGTTTTTATTGAAGTTACGGCATATCACATAATGTATGAATTTCAAAATCACTCAGTGGAATCAAATAAGCTTGATGACGACAGTAGCGAAACTGGTAAAACGCCAGAATACTCTTTAGATGAGTACTTAAGATATGGATTTGCAAATCAAAAAACTTCGGTCAAAATGACCTATAAAATAATTGGAGATTTTAAGCGAAAAGTACCGATTGACGAATTAGGTAATAAAAATGGCTTAGAATATTGTAAAGAAGCAGTAGATTTGTTTGGTTGTATTATTTATCCAAATGATACGGAGATATGTTTTTATTCTCCTGAAACATTCTATCAAAGAAGTGAAAAAGTAATAAGGTATCAATATAATACTGATACTGTGTCTGCTACTGTCAGTACGTTGGAATTAAGAACAGCTATAAAAGTTTTTGGGAAAAAGTACACAGCTGAGGAAAAGAAAAATTATAACCCTATTAAAACAACTGACATTAATTATTCAAATGGTTTCATAAAAGAAGGCACTTATCGGACTGAAACAATTGGTTCTAAAGCTACTATTAACTTTAATTGCAAGTATGGTAATGAAACAGTTAGATTTACAATCAAAAAAGGTTCCCAAGGTGGAATATATAAGTTGATTTTAGACGGCAAGCAAATTAAGCAAATTTCTTGTTTTGCTAAGTCGGTTCAGTCTGAAACAATAGATTTAATAAAAAATATTGATAAAGGCAAGCATGTTTTAGAAATGATATTTTTAGGAGAAGACCCCAAAAATAGAATTGATAGATCTTCAAATAAAAAAGCTAAGCCTTGTATGTACGTTGGAACTGAAAAATCAACAGTCTTAAATTTAATTGCTGATAATTCAGGTCGCAATCAATACAAAGCAATTGTTGATTACGTCGCAGATAGTGCAAAGCAGTTTGGGATTCGATATGCTAATACGCAAACAAATGAAGATATCGATACTCAGGATAAGCTGTTAGAATTTGCAAAAAAGCAAATAAATGATACTCCTAAGACTGAATTAGATGTTAATTATATAGGTTATGAAAAAATAGAACCAAGAGATAGCGTATTTTTTGTTCATGAATTAATGGGATATAACACTGAATTAAAGGTTGTTAAACTTGATAGGTCACATCCATTTGTAAACGCAATAGATGAAGTGTCTTTCAGCAATGAAATAAAAGATATGGTACAAATTCAACAAGCGCTTAACAGACGAGTTATTGCACAAGATAATAGATATAACTATCAAGCAAATCGTATAAATCATTTATACACTAGTACTTTGAATTCTCCTTTCGAGACAATGGATATAGGGAGTGTATTAATATAATGGCAACAGAAGAAGTTAAAATCAAAGCGCTACTTGAAAACGATAAACAGTACTTTCCAGCTACACACTGGAAAGCTATAAATGGGATACCTTATGCAGGCAGTAGTGATATTGATGGATTGCCTCAAGACGGTATCATTTCGGTAGATGATAAAAATAAATTAGATAATTTAAAAATAGGCGAAGCAGGAATTATTCAAAATAGCATTGTACAGAAATCTCCAAACGGTAAATTGTGGAAAATAACAGTTGACGATAGTGGGAAACTTGGTACAGTGCTATTTTATTAGAAAGGAAGGTGCATTATGGAAAATTTGTATTTAATAAAGGATTTGGGAGCTTTAGCAGGTCGAGATTATAGAGCTAAGGAAATACAAAACTTGCAAAGAATAGAGCAATTTGCACTTGGCTTGACAACAGAGTTTAAGTTGCATCAGAAAGCTAAAACAATTCAACACTTCGCTGAGCAAATTTATTATAATGGTAGATCGCAAGCAGCAGTAAACAAATCTTTACAAAGTCAAATTAACGCACTTGTTGTGGCACCACGTAATAACAGTGCTAATGAGATTGTTCAAGCTCGAGTTAATGTAAACGGCGAAACCTTTGACACATTAAAAGAACATTTAGACGATTGGGAAACCAAAACTCAAATTAATAAAGAGGAAACTATAAGAGAATTAAATAAGACCAAACAAGAAATTCTTGATATCGAGTATCGTTTTGAACCTGATAAGCAAGAATTTTTATTTGTGACAGAACTTGCACCTCTTACAAATGCAGTAATGCAATCCTTCTGGTTTGATAACAGAACCGGTATAGTGTACATGACACAAGCAAGAAATAACGGTTATATGTTAAGTCGTTTAAGACCTAATGGCCAATTTATAGACAGCTCATTAATTGTAGGTGGCGGACATGGTACACATAACGGTTATAGATATATTGATGATGAGTTATGGATTTATAGTTTTATCTTAAATGGTAATAATGAAAACACCTTAGTTCGCTTTAAGTACACGCCTAATGTAGAGATTAGTTATGGCAAGTATGGTATGCAAGACGTATTTACAGGACATCCAGAAAAGCCTTATATCACACCAGTAATAAATGAAAAAGAAAATAAAATTCTATACAGAATTGAGAGACCTAGAAGTCAATGGGAACTTGAAAACTCAATGAATTATATAGAGATAAGAAGTTTAGACGATGTTGATAAAAATATTGATAAAGTTTTGCATAAAATTAGCATTCCTATGAGACTAACAAATGAAACTCAGCCAATGCAAGGTGTGACTTTTGATGAAAAATACTTGTATTGGTACACAGGAGATAGTAATCCGAATAATAGAAACTATTTAACGGCTTTCGATTTAGAAACAGGAGAAGAAGTATATCAAGTTGATGCTGATTATGGTGGCACACTTGATTCATTTCC